TTTTCTTCATAGTAATACTATTATACTATCGTAGCAGATAATAACAACCAGGTAATTTTTATGGGTATATAAAATTTGTTTATAAGAAAAGAAAAGCACCCGAAGGTGCTTTTCCTGCTATGTTTGGTAACAAGGTCTAACTACCTCGTAGAGCCCTTAGGCTGCTAATGCGAAATTTTCATTTGCAATTATAGTTTTCGTTCGCGGTAACGGCGCTTACATCCCGGTAACTCCACTCTTCTATCCTGCCTGTCGATCCTATTTCGACCCCATCAAAAAAATACTAAACTAACTGTTCCAATAAGCATAAGTATGCCTGCTATGGGCAGTAGTATGCGCTGTAACTTTAAGTAAGTTGTATTACTCACAGTAGTATCCTTTTGGTGGAGTCGCCGGGTACCGCCCCCGGGTCCAGTTCAGTCGTCAAATTGCTTCAACGTTACAAGTATATTTATACACTGGTATTAAGTGTTTGTCAACCTAAAATTAAATTCATAGCAAACTTTTTGTCTTCTATGTCTTCTGCTGTCAAATCTTTTTCTTTGTTGTCTGGTCTAATAGGTTCTAACCATGTATCTGGTATATAGGCCCTAGGCGAAGGACCTAGTTGTATGCTTAAATCTTCTGCTTCGATCCACCAGTAGTTGTCTGTAATAAATGCTTGACAAGGTACACCTCTAAATTGGAATAGTGTGCCTTTTTCGTAGTGTCCTATACCTTCAGCAACCTTTACAATACGTCCGATATTTTCTGGACGTATACTAAATTTAATTACTGCTAAATCGCCTTGTTTACATTTCATTTTTTACTTCTTAATATATAATCTATTGAAAACACTATTTGTTTCTTTTAAATTAGGTGTCTTACAGCGTCATACACAGCGTTGTAGCAGTCTTTATATTCAAAATTGCTTCAACTCATATATTTACTGCGACAGGCACCGAATAGTGTGTCTTAGGCTTCTAGTTGTTTAGCCTCTTACTGGACGGAATATACCTGATATGCGTCCGCGATTCTGCGTCCATCCGCCGGGCCAACTGTTGGTAATTGTGCCGCCTGATGGATTATTATTTGTTGGACTTGCCTTATCGCTTTGGTTGCCACCGACAAATGTATATACGCCCGGACTAGGTACAGTGTATATGAAATTAACATGACTGTAGTTCCATACTACAATGTCACCAGGTTGTCCTGCATCTAGGGGAACTGGTACGCCGCCGTATACACTTGTTTTATCTCTAAAGTCATATGCTTTAGCACTTTGCATATACTTGTAACCAGTTTTCTTTAATACCCAGTTAGTAAATCCTGCACACCAAGGTGTTTGATCGTCTTGCCAATATGCCGTAGCCGGAAAGCCTAACTCTGACCATATGTTAAGAATATTAGGATTTTTCCCTACAACTGCTGGCCTTGGATCTCCTTTAGGAGGAGTAAATCCAAATTCGTCCCATTGGTTATTGTTTGCTTCAGCAAGTACTTGACTTAAGAAACCTGGAATTTGATCTGCACTTGCTGTTGAATCAGCAGCACTTCTGTCTACTAGTGGTGCGTTAGTACCTAAGTCGTCTACACCTGCTGCTGGAGCACCTTCGTAAACTGTTGGTACTTGCTGTCCTGTATCACCAACATTAGGCGGATTTGCAATTGCTTCTGCTACTGCGGCGTCTACTGCTGCTGCCTGTTCTGGTGTAAGAATAATCGGAGGGACAAATCCTTCGTGTATCCAAACATTTCCACTACCTGTTGCAGGATCTCCGCAGGTTGCAGGATCCCCTTGTACTATTGCTAGTTTGTTTGCAACATATACATTTGGATTCACACCACTTGCTGGAATAGTAGGTGCAGCGTGTTCACCAGGACCGTGTCCTGCTACATCATCATTATCAATAATAATTTCTTCATCATTAGCAAAGACAGTAGTTTGGCTAGGAATTAAATCTCCACCTGCTGTGTCATTGTCTCTGCTAACACCTGGCATAAATTACACCATTGCAATGCCGCTAGTTTGCGACATGTATTGCTTTGCAATCTCTGTTTCAGTTTTTGCTACACAACTAACTGAGTTAGCTTGCAGTACGAACTTGCCGTCTGGACTTACGCTAAACATGAACGGAGCAAGCCCTAGTCCTTGTTGTTGTGCAATAAGTACCATTGGCTTTTTTACTGTGTAAGATTTAGCATCTTCTTTCTCCAAGCGAGCAACAATTTCCTCGCCTGAACTTAGTTTAAAACTTACTGTATCGCCTTCTTTGTATGGTGCTTCGATTAACATTATAGTGTCATTCCTGTTCCGTTATAACCTGTTTCTTCAAGGTATGTTCCAAGTCGATCATACCCGCCAATTTTCTGTCCGTTAATTACAATTTGCGGAAACGTTCGTGCTTCTGGAAACTCTGCAAGAACATCTTCTCGTTGAAAGTCTACCCCAAGTTGCTTGTACTCATATGCAATTTGTCTTGAGTCTAACATTCTTTTCGCTGATTCACAATGTGGACATTGTGGCTTTCCCCAAATTATAATCATAAACTGAATCCTTTTAGACTGTCTTTATCGACGTCTTGTTTAATGCCACCGATGATATAGCTTTCGACTTCTGTCTCTTGCGGTGCAACTTGCAAGCCCGAGCTAGATAGCCAATGCTGTGTCCACGGTAGCGGGTTAGTGTTTACTGGTGCATCAAAAATAGTATTCATGCCCAACGCCTTTAGACGACGGTTAGCAATGTACTCTACATACTGATGTAGTAGTGTATCGTTAAGACCAATCATACTACCGTCTTTAAACAAATAGTCTGCCCAATCTTTTTCTTCTGCAACACACTCGCGCCATAAGTCATACACTTCTTCTTGGCATTCTTTAGCAATAGTCACCATTTCCGGATCATCTTTGCCATTTGCCCAGTTTTTAAGAATGTGTGTACTAAGTGCCAAATGCTGTGCTTCGTCCCTAGCGATAAGACTAATAATCTTAGCACTACCTTCCATTAGCTTTAGTTCTCCAAAAGCAAATGTGCAAGCAAATGACACATAGAAACGCAAACCTTCTAGAATGTTTACAGTTTGCATTGCAAGATATAGTTTCTTTTTAACTTCTTTCATATTTCCTTCGCCACGATGGAAATATGCATCTGCTGCTTCGTTAAATGCATCATAATGTTTAGTAACACTTTCAGCACGAGCAATAATTTTCTCATCATCTAGAATAGTATCAAATACTTCTCCTGGGTCAGCATACACATTCTTCATAATATGTGTGTAGCTACGTGAGTGGATTGTTTCAAAGAAGTCCCAAGTAACAATACAGCCCTCTAGTTCAGGAAGTGAAACATGCGGCAAAAATGCTAGGCATGGACCACGTCCTTGGACACTGTCAAGTAATGTTTGATATTTCAAATTGCTTGTAAAAATATGTTTTTGTTCTGGGCGGAAGTTAGCAAAGTCTGCTCTATCTTTTTGCAGGCTTACTTCTTCTGGACGCCAAAAGTAACCAAGCATAGTTTGGTTAAGTTTGTCAAACACAGGAAACTTAAAAGTATCATACCTCTGTGTGTTTTGTTCTGCGCCAAAAAACATTGGCTGTTTTGTAAAGTCTACTTTTTCTTTGTTGAATACTGTCTTTGACATTCTAACTTCCTTATTTACTATGCTATAGTACTATCTTTATTCTATCTTGTCAACAATTAAATTGCGCAAGCCTCACACATTTCGTCATCATTAATTGGATCTTGTGATAACAACTGTTCTTGTGGTTTTTCATCTTCTAGTTCACTTGGATCAGTTTTATAATCATAAGTGTTTTGGTAGTATGAAGTCTTCCATCCATACTTGTATGTGTTTAACAAGTCTTGTAGCATAACGCTCATCGGAACTTCATTGTCTGGATAATGAGTTGGATTGTAACTCCAATTACCACTAATCGCCTGATCAAAGAACTTCTGCATTACTGCTACTGTATTAATATAACCTTCGTTGCTAGGCATGTCCCACAACAAAGTATAGTGATTCTTTAGAGTTTGATATTGTGGAACAATCTGCTTAAGAGGCCCCTTCTTGGACTTCTTAACGGACAAGTATCCTCTAGGTGGCTCAATTCCATTGGTTGCGTTCGACACAACGGAACTGCTCTCTGAAGGCATTTGTGCGGACAGTGTTGAGTGCCTAAGTCCGTGTTCCTTAATGTCAGCTCGTAAACTTTCCCAATCATAGTTTAGTTCGTTGGCAACAATGTTGTCAACATCTTTCTTATAAGTGTCGATAGGCAGAATGCCGTCTGAGTATTTAGTACGGTTAAAATACTCACATGCACCACGTTCTTTGGCAAGGTTATTACTTGCTGTTAGTAAGTAGTACTGGAATGCTTCTGTTAGATCGTGTATTAGTTTCCATGCTTGTGGATC